TATAGAAAATAAAGTTTCTTCATCGTTAATTCCGTCTTCATTATTTGAAATTGAACGAGTAAGAGTAGGAATATTTGCTACTCTTAATGAAGGGCGAGGGGACGCTCCTGCTCCATTTATCTCTACTCCATCTATGCCTATGGGGAGTGCAAAATATTCTTTCAAAAGATAAGTATTTGTATCCGTATCTAACGTTTTTTGCGGAAAATATATATTATTTGTTCCATCGTCAAGACCATTAAATAAATAAACTTTTGCACCGCTCGGGAGAGTTACATCAAATAACTCTACATAAGCATCATCAATTTCTTGTAATTGTACTGTATCTATTAAATCTGTCATGATTAAGGCTCATATACTCTTCGTAGTTGGCAGCTCAAGCTATGATTGTCTGCTTGTCCATAGTTTATACTATAGTCGTCACAAACAACTTTTAACGTACTCGTAGTAAGACTACCGCTACTAAAAGTATCTGTGATTACAAAATCAAAGTTTGTTCCGGCTTTGTCGTCTAAAAATCCAGCAATTAAGTTAATATCTTCTGCTTCTCGATTATTAAAAGAAATATTAAACATATCTTGCTTTGTATTAATACCATCACGAACTCTTTGTTCATACCCGTCTCCAAACTTTGCAGTAAGAACATTATGCTTTGATTTACGAGACAGCCCCCTATCTGCAACTGCTTCGAAAGATGACTGCCCTGTAGTATTTTTAATACTATTTACAGCGCTTGCAGGTATTGTAAAACTAAACGTAGCCATTATGCTGCTCCATGCTTATTCAGGATTCCGCCTGCGCGCTTCTGGTTGTGAAGCTCTTTCTGTACTGCTGCGGCAATAACTTGTCCGAGGTTTTCGCCCATTGCGCCATTTGCTGAAGATTGTACTTGTCCATCCGTAGAAACATTCACAGTAACATTATTGTTTTGCATCCCTGTACCCATGCCTTTCATATCTACAGGAATCTTATTTCCGTTAGGAAGAGGAACTACAGCTTCGCGTCCGTGTAGCATTGCAAGATGTCCTGAATTTGGTCCGTCTGCAATACCTCCTGTAGCATAGCCAGATACTTTAGAGCCATTGTTCATGATTCCTCCGTTTTTAAATCCGAACAGGCTCATAGCTCCGCCAAGCACGGGGCCGATACCGGGAATCATAGAAGCTAGTCCACTTAGTAAGCCTCCTCCGGCACCTCCGCCTCCAAAAAGGCCTCCTAAACTACCAAATAAGTCTCCAAATAAGTTACCAAATAAATCAGGAAGTCCTCCAAAAACATCACCTAATAGTCCTCCTCCAGCTTCGAATGCGTAACCTAGTTTTTCTATAAAACCTCCTTCAGCATTTTTATTGAATATATCGCCTAAGGAGCCTAAGAAGTTATTAAAACTTCCTGCTGCTTTATTTATCCCTACTGTTTCCATTCCATCTTCTGAGCCTTGAGTAACTATATCACCTCTTCCGGTTCCAAAAATCTTTTCTAAGTAACTTAACTCTTTTCCTTTCTTTTGCTGTTCTGCTAAACTAGGTCCCATAGTTAGGTTACCTAAAGGATTTTCAGTAGCATCTTGATTTTTCATTAGTCGAGCAGACTTTATAACTTCAGGCTCCGTGGTACTATTAGCAGACCCCGCAGGTCCCGTAGGAGACGTTATACTGCCTGAAGGAGTAACCATAGGCTGAGATGCAAGAGCTGCTTTAATTCTTTCTGCTATTATAGCTGCTCCTTCGGTAGCGCCTCCTACAATACTTTGCTTCATTACTGTGGCACCTTGATTAGTCGAATTAGAAATCGCTTTTGCCATTTTTACATCAGGGTCTTCTTCTCCGGTAATTGACTTCATTATCTTTCGGGTAAAGATAGTTGAAAGAGAATCCGCTACAGACTCAAGAGTAGCCCTTGCAATATTTGCAACTGCATCACTAATACTATTTTCTTTACCCTTAATAACATCCGCTATATTTTTCTGTAAAGAGCTTTCAAATGCCTGCGAAGCAGCATCAGCAATTTGATAATACTCATTTTTCTGGCGCTCTAGCTCTTCACTTTGTAATCTAAGTATATCTAAATTATTTTGCTCTGTAATAATAGAACGCTCTCTAGTATTAAGAGAGTCTTGTAAAATTACTGCTTTTTGTTTATCAAATTCACTATCTGACTGAGCTAAGGCGAGCAGATCTGCTCTTTGCTTGCGTGCAAGATCTTGAGCTTGTGCTATTTTTTGTTCCGACTGAAATATCTTCACTTGATTTTGAGCAATTTTTGCACTAAGAGCGACATCATCCTTTAAAAGTTTTGTTTTGCCTCTTGACAACTGTATTTGAGTTTTATTAATCGCTTGATTTGCAGCATTAACAGTAAACTCTAAATTTGCTAAACTACGTGTAAGCTCTAATCTTTCTGTCAAAAAAGCTATCCGTTTTCTCTCTGTTTCGCTTAATCCTTCATTTGTAGACGCAATTTCATTTATTAACATGATTTCCATTGTCAATGATTCTATTAATTGATCATGTTGACTTAAAGGAAGTGTTGCCTGCTCCATGTTTGCAATTTTTCGAGAGTTATCAGTTTGAAGACGAGTCAATTCGGTAACTGCGGCTGAAAGTTCTTGCACTTTTACTCGTTGCTGAGTTACTTGATTAATGTCTTTTATTTGTCCTTTATTAAGTTTTTCAAGCAAATCTAAGTATGTAGTAACTACTGCATTAGTTCTGAATCTTTCGTTTTTTATGCCTTCGATTGCTTTTTTATCATCTAAAAGAAGTTTTAACCCTTTTTCAGTTTGGTCTAAGTCGTCGCCCTTTGCTTCTATATATGCTCGTAAATCTGATTCAGCTGCTTGAATAGTTCTATTTAACTCTGCCTGAGCTTGAACTGCTCTTGCAGTCTTATCTATACTTATACCAAGAACTCCGCCACTTCCTCTTTTATTCGCTTTATCTAATGCTTTGCCTGTTTTATCTGCTACTTGTTCGAGTTTTGGCAAACGCTCTTCCGCACTTTGTATACTGTCTGCCATATCTTTTGTTATTTCGGCTAGACGATCTGCACTAATCTTTTCTCCAAGCTTAGCCGTAGATACATTAGCAAGTTTTTTACCAAAAGCTTCAATAATTTTATTTCCATCATCGTAAGTATCATTAAGAATATTTTGGACTTTAATAAAATCATCTGTTTCTTTAGTAATCGTTTTTAGTTTTTCTCCTAAGTAATCATAGCTATTAGCGGTTTTGTCTACTGCATCTTTGTTTTTAAAGAAAGACACGACAAGAACCCCTATAGTAGCAATTAAGCTTATCCAAGAGAGCGCACTAAGAGCAGTAGTTATCATTCCTCCTGCTCGTACTGCAAATCCAGTTATAGATGCAAAGGCAGTTTTTGCAGTAGGAACTATGCTTTGAATACTAAGTTTAACCTGGCTAGCCATTACTCTCATAGTTCCGCTTATACTTTTGGCTTTTGCATTATTTAAACGTTCCATTTCGTTTAAAGTTTTATGCAAACTACCTTTTATTTGTTTGTCTTTAATTTTATAGCCGCGAGCTTCATTTGCTAAATTCTTTCTTACTTGAGCAATCTGTTGGTTATTTAATTCTTTGCCATTTTTTAATTTTTCTAGCAAAGATTTTTTATTAGCTTTTACACTTTTTAGATTTGCTGCGGCTTCATCCCTAACTTTTCTTTCTAAAGATTTTCTAAGGCTTGGATTTTGCGCTAACTTTTCTTGGTCTCTTATTACGTTCTTAGTTACTTTTGTAGAAGCATCTGCGCTTTCTTTTGCTTTTTTAGCTACACCTTGCAAGCCTTCGTTTAATTTAGACAACCCCGGAAGAGCTGCCCCTATAACTTGAGCAGTAAAAGGAGCGAACGCAAGAGCGATAAGAATTGGCATCTCTTTAAGAGTTGTAGCAATAGGAGTAAGAAAGTCTACTGCAAAGTTTCTAATCTTATTTGTGATTTCTTCGAAAGCGGTAGCTAATTGAGCAAAACTATTTTCTGTTCCTCCAACAGCTGCAATAACTTTTCCATATTTTTCTTCTGCTTGTCCAAGAACTTCGTTTGCTACTGCTTGACTACGTTGAAAAGCAGTTAGTTCTCCTGTAATCCCCAAAGCATCTTTGTAGTTACGAGTAGCAGTTTCTAGCCTTAATATAATACCAAGTTCGTCGAGCAGTTCTGGTTCTGCTTTTGTAATACCTCTAACAAGGCGATTAAAGGAGTCTGTTAAGTCTCGTCCAAGAACTTGAGAAGCATCTCGAGCGGCAGTACCTATTTTAGTAATTTGCTCTGGGTCTAACCCTGCGGCTACGCCAATAGCTGCTGCCTGTGCCGCATCTCTAAACCCTAATTGAGCGTCTGTTGCTCTCTGTAAATCTTTTGTGAGTGTAGACAGTGAGGTACCTACGGCCGCAGCGTAAGCTACTTGCCCTTGCTGTAATTGACGAAGACTGCCTGCGTCTTTTAAGAAATTAAATGCAGCACTTACTGCAAAGATTTGCGCTGCAAGAGTTGCGTACGCAGGGACTAAACCGCCTGTAATGCCAGAAGAAAGATTCGCAAAGTTTTTGCTGCCACTTGAGGCAGTTTGAGCAAGGCCTCGTTGAGCTTTTGTTGCTCTGCCAGTGGTCTTTTCTGTTGCGGCGAGAGCTTTTTCAAGCTTAGCAGAATCAACTGCAAGACGTTTTGTAGTACCCTTATCGTCTACGATTACATCAATGTATACCTTTCTTGAGGCCATTATTTTCTCGTAATACCAGCATTGCTGTTTCTTGCTCGTTCAGCTTGTTTCTGCTTTCGAGCGGTTTCTTCTGCTTTAAAGTTTACTATTAAATTTTCGTAAAGTTTAGCAAAATATAAAACTTCTCGTCTATTTTCAATATCGTAAGTCTCAAACAAAAGAGATGTTGAACTCCAGTCTTTTCCTAGGTAGTACCCAGACATACCGTCCCACTTATCTGGAAGAAGTTCAAATATAAAAAATGCCACCTGAACTTCATGTGGAAACACTGAAGTCTCTAGTGGCATTTTGTTTGGATCTGGTTCTTGTCCTAACTGCTCGCAGAGCATATAATACTTGTTTAAGTCAAAGTTACTATTTGACTCTTTTACGTATCTCTCGAGTAAGCGTTTTACCTCGCTTACTTGCGTCCAGTAAAATTTTCAAGATCACCCGCTGTTTCTGTAATCCAAGTATCAAACGAGCTTGCATTTTTCATGAGCAGCTCTGCGTTTTCTTGAGTGAACGGCAGTTCGTCATCAGGATCCAAATCGGCAATATCTACCAAAAGAAACTCTTCTAGGTAACGATACTTTAGCCCCGTCCATCCTTTAATTACTGCTCGGGTATACTCTGTCAAAAACTTTTCATCATCTAAATCTTCTTCAGGCTGATGAGTCTTTTTATTAAATTTTGTAATTACACACTTTTTACGTAGTTTCAATAGCTCTTCTCGTGCTAAAAAGCACAAGTCTACAACAAATCCTGAGTACCCAGGAAAGTCAATTGAAACTGTTTTACTCGGAGTCATAAGACTCGCTAAAGAAATTGGTGAATCGCTCATTTTTTGTCCTTGTAGGGTATAAATTTATATTCTGTAATTATAGGTGAAAGGAGGTGAGATGTCAAGAATTATTTTTTACAGCAGTAAAGAAAAAGGGGCCGTAGCCCCTTTAAAGTTATATTATTGTTATTAGTCTGGAAGGACGCCTGCAAACTTAATAATTGTTTCGTCAGTTTCTCCAATTGTAGAGGGAAGCGCCTGGAATGTAGTTTCAAGAGAAATTACATCTTCTACACTATGTGCTGGAATTTCCAAGTGAGCTGTCGGGAAGTTAAATTGGTAAACAGGAACACTTGAAGAAGTGCTTACGCCGCCTAACTTAAATGTAACATCAAAAGAGTTTACAATTTTGTTACGCGCTGCAGAAGAGGTCAAGTCATTAAAGAAATCTGTAGATGTACCCGTGTTTGTACCAGAATCAAGACCTAAGTAACAGTTAAATGACCCGCTTACTGAACGAGCTCCAGTAACGTGACCTATTGGAAGGTTCACGGTACCAAGAGTTTCTGGAGTAAGGAATGAAATATTATTTGAAATAGTAATATTTCCGCCCGTGAGTGTAAGAGTATATACACCACTACCTGAGCCCGGGAATGTAGTTGTGTCCCCTGCAGTAATTGAAAGTTGTGTTAAACGATTACGAATATAGTTATTCGTAGAGTTAATCGCTTCAAACACGGTACGAGTAGGCTTAGAATCTTCGGTAAGAGTCTTACCAAAACCAGACCACGCAATTGTTGCAATACCGTCTACATCAAAATCAACAGATGCTTCATTGACTACAGCTTCTGTTAATTTATATACAACAGGGTTGCTTCCTCCATCATCTAGAGAGAAGTATATATTTGCAGTACCAAGGGTTGCTTTGTTTGAGCTATCAAAGTCTAACTGAGTTAGTCCAGTGCCTGCTGTGGTATTAGGACTTGCAGTAGAACTAAAAGTTAAACCTGTAAGCGCGGATGCTGTGGTTGAGTCCGGCGCTGTATAAGTAGATGCACCTGCCATCAAAGCCCATAGAATTTCTTCTACGGCGTGATGACGATCAGTTCCGTCTTTTTCTGCGTTACCGGCAGTATCAGACCCTTCTGATAAGAAAGGACGTGCATAAGTGCTAAAAGACCACTCCACAGGAGCTAGTGAGTCGTTAAATACTCTTCGACCTCGCTTACTGTTTCCTGAAGTATCTTCCATTTCGGCTAGAGTTACTTCTGTTGAGTTGTTTGCCTGTGAAAAACTAAACCCGTCGAGTACAGGAATTTCCCATACGCTAGATCCAATCTCCACGTACATTTTACTGTCTCTACTAAAATATAAAGTATCGACTGCCATAGTTTATCTCCTATGTAACTTGAAAAGACTTGGACGTGAACATTTGTTCGTGCCAGTATTTTCTAATAACGAACCTCTATCTCGATTTCACCGACGCCTAGAGGATCGAGTACACCTTCATCAGTAACTATGCTGATAACGGTAATCTGCTGAGCATTATACTCATTATTCATTGCATCGTAGTATTTTAACCGTGAGTTGTCTTCAACTACAGTCTCTACGTCTTCCATTAATAAATTCAGAGCTTCAGTAGCATCTGTATCATCAGAAACATAACAACGAATTGTTATGCTCAAATATCTGTCTTTGTAGCCTCCGGCTTGATAGTCTCGAGTTTCTGATCCTGCATTTAAGTGTATTGCAGGAAAATCTTGTACTTCATCCCAAAACTTTAGCCGAGTTTCTACGTTATTTGCAACATCTGTTAAAAATGCTCCAGAGCCATCAATATCTTTTAGCTTTGTTGCAAGAGCGGTCAGTATATTAGATCGCCTCGAAGTATAATCTCTATTTGCCATTTATAGTCTCCGAGTGTATAATCTTCCTAAAGCCATAGTTGCAGCTATTTCTCTTATTGATTTATCAATTAAATCTCTAGGATCATACTCAGGCGTACCCTGTTTATATCCTTTTTCGAATGTCTGGTAGGGATTCTTTTGATAAGTGTACCCTACACTTGGAAAGCCTTGTGGAGTCATTGCAACATCTGTTATCCTTACAGAAGATGCAAAACGCCCACTTTGATTTGTTAAAGCAGGAGAGCCCATGTTTGCAGCAACAGTACCAGTAATTTTTGCATTAAATAACCCCAGTAGCTGTGCTAAATTAATGTCTGACCTCTTAGTTCTAGGCTTTCTCGCTGTACTAGAAGCTATTCTAGCTTTTTTATTACTGCCTTGAGTTTTCTTTTTAGAGTACTTTTTATCTGTTTTTACAGACTTTTTTGCACGACCCTTTGGCTTTGTAGATCGCGTTTTTAATCTTGCACTTTTAGGCTCAGTCAGTTCTGATAGTATAGCATACTCTATTCTTTTACGAGCATCTTCTTCTATGGAATCTGATCCGGGCATTCCTTCTATATTTTGTCGTTCAATATACTTTGTTATAGCTGTTTGAAGTTTTGGCATTAACCTTTTAAAGTCATAAGGCTCTGCTCCAGCTTCGTTTGCAGATTGAGGTAAAACAGCTATTTCTACAGATAAGTCTTCGTTTAATCTAACTTCGGACAACCTACTTCCTGATTTTGTTCCTGATGTTGTAAAAGTAGCTCTAATCTCTTTTATTATATCTGAAATTTCTTTAGCTTCTTGAGAAGAAGCAAATCCTGCAAAACTTCTAGTTTGATCTAAAAAGTTAAGTGCCGCCGACACCTGAGCAGCACCTACAGTAGTAACTCCTTGGTGCGCTCTATGAACTGTTGATTTTATCAAACCTACTTCAGAGCCTCTAGCGGAGATGCCTGCTTCTTTATCTGCTTTACCGAGCTCTTTCCTTCCCGCATCTCTTAATTTTTTATTAATTAATTGAACGCCTTTATTTTTTGCTTGCGTGTAGGGAGTTTTTAAATCTCTATTTGCTCTATACCGCAAAAGCTTTCCAGGAATGTATTCCATTACATGCCCTTGAGTTTTAGCTCTTAAAGCCCATTTAGCAACTTCATCTACACAAGCGCCGCCTATTTCTAGAAACTCTTTATTAGATATTTCTAATCGTTTCCCTTTTTCTCTTTTAGACTGTATTGTGCTGTATCCTTGTTTAAACCCTTCTCC